CACGCCCGGGTCAGTTGCCAACCCTCTGAACCGTTGAGGCCGGTTCATCGCTGCCTTTGAATCTGGGCCGGTGGTGATCCGGCAAGGTGAAGCGGTGGAGCTAAAGAGCGGCGCGGCTTTCGTTGCTGGGCCGGTGTTGCGTTGGTCTGGAACAAACATTACTAGCGATAATATTATTCGTCAAGACCGCAGGTAATAAAAATATCCGCAGGTAATAAAAAGCCCGCTTCAGGGCGGGCTCTTTTCACGCTTCGTAGTACTGTCGCCATCCGATCCTGACGGCGCCGCCGTCCAGGTGCTCAATGCGCACGCCGCTCGTTTCTTCTATTTCCTGGATTACCTGCCGCCAAGCCTCTGGGCTTTCATCGTCGTTGCGGGCGACGGTGACGACCTGGACCTTCTGAACGCCAGGCGCAGCTATCAGACGCTGGATGCGCCGACCAACCAATTCATATGAGTCTCTGGCTTGTGATGCGGGTGACGCGATTTTTGTCATAGGAAGCTCCTTGCTATAGCTGTATGTATATACAGTATTGTTCCTGCCATTTTTAAGCAAGAGGCATGTTCTATCTGGTTCGGGGGGGGTAGGCAGGGGGTGTGCGCCTTTTCTCCTGGAGAAAAAAAGTCCGCGCTTGGCGGCTTCATGACTTGAGGTAGGCGATTCAGCTGGGGCGGGGCTTTTTGTGGAGTCGCTCCGCGATATCTCGATATGTATCGCTATCGGTTGCAGCAAGGAGCTTCTTGCCGCTTTTGAGCGTGGCCACAAATGTCACTTCGGTTTCTCTGCCCGCAAAGAGATAGCCAGCCACAGCCCCCACCGGGCCTAGCAACATGGCGCCAGCTATCCCCAAACCGATGGCGCTTTTTATGTTCTTATTGGAGTCCACGTTCTCGACTTTCAGGTCTTTAAACTCAGAGACAAGGAAGTTGCTTCCGACTCTCGGGTTGCTGGCCGTTTTAAGCGTGATGGTGCCTTGGTTGTACTCTCCGTCACACTGGGGAAAGTCGCCTGCGAGAACTATGATCTTTGCCATGTGGAATTGTCCCTAGGCAATCATCGCTAACAAACCATTCCGCGCCCGTAAGGTGCGAGCGTCAATGCAGTGACGATGAAAGGATGTGCCGTCAGTCCGTTGCGTGCCGAGCTGCACTGGCCGATCCAGATGCCGATCTCCTCAATAGCGGAGCCGAGGGCCATGATGTTCTGGTTGAGGCGGTAGAGAAGGGCGGGGGTTGGATCGTCTGGCATGGCTAGTCCTCTTTAGTGTGAGGAAAGCGTAGCAAGCGGAAAAAAGCCGCAGTTCCTATGCCGCGCGTCACCTGCGGTGAACGACTCAGCTCGAAGGCTGCTCTACCGAAACACGCGAGGAGATTCGACCATGTATGACGACGCGAAGGTGAAGGCGTTTTCTGCCTGGCATGAATTACTGATGAACCCCGAAGCTCAGATGGATGCGCGGGATCAGTATGACGAACTGCTTCGGCTCGCTGACTATTTTCGAGAGAAAGGAATTATTGGCCCGGAAGAGCGCAAGACCTTGATAGAGGTGGCGACGGTTGCCTATATGCGCGCCGTTGGAGGCGTTGGAACCGGGACGTAGGGGGCAAACAAGAAAAGCCCGGCGCAGGGCCGGGCTTAATTTTTATTGGCTGAACACTGTATTGGGCGGTGCTTTGGAAATGTCTAAGCCTTCGCAGTACAGCTCTTCGCCATTAGCTATAACCGAAAGCGTTAGCTTGCCTTCGGCTGGTACATTGAAGGGAGACATTACGCCCATCAGCATAAGCATCATGTTTTTCCCGTCAGGCCTAGCTTTCATGCTGGGCGCCATAATCTCTTCGATCTGACTTTTGTCCAAAGCCATATTGAAGACCTCGGTTCCTGCAAACGCGCCAACCACGGTAAGTGAAGTGACAGGAGCTGCTCTGGTCGCGGAAATGTTCAGCGCCAGGCAAAGCTTAGGAAGCGCGCATGGAATGTCGGGGACCAAGCACTGGCCAGCATAGATGCCAACAAGCGTAATCTTTCCACCGACCTCCTGACGAATGTCATCACAGAACGTTGAGTGAGCGTATCTAGTCATTTTCCTGCCTTACTTTCGTTGATCTCAGCTTGTCTCTCCAGAGCGGAACTAATCACATCAAGTGACACGCCAAATACCGCACCAAGTTTCCGGCAGGTAGACATGAATGGCTCTTGGCGGCCCATCTCCATTCGGGCCACATGCGGCTGACTTGTCTCCAGTGCTGCAGCGAGTTGCGTTTGCGTTAAGCCCGCCTTGAGTCGCAGCGTTTTCAATGTGATGCCGTCCTCTGGGTAAAGCGCATCTGCGACTAGAGATCTATTTTCCGCCAAACCCTTTGCGTGCTCAGGGTCGCGCTCCAATCGCTCAACGAACGCTGAAAACTTTGTGTGGCGAGCAGCTGCTTTAGATTTTTTGACCGTCGGGCTAAGGTTGTATACCTGCGGTGCATAACCCGATGCAGCCGGGGTAGCGTCACCATAGCTCTTCTTCGATGGCGCGGTAGCTGGCGAAGACGCGTCGAGAAATGGGGCTAGCAAAGTCATAATTCCATGCTCTTTCAATGATTGCCAGGATGTAGATCTGCTCAGTTTTGGGGAATACGGCGTACACAATCCTGAATTCGAAGCCTTTGCGGGATAGCTCGAAGTCGCGTATAGCCCAAAGATTCATGCCCTTCTCTTGGGCTTTTCCCCAGGCTCTTACATTGAATATAGCTCCGGGCGCAGGCTTCCACGGCGTCCCTCCATACCCATTCCGCAATAAGTCATCTAGTAAATCAGGGTCTGCAGTAAGCTGATCGATCGTATCCAATGCTTGATAGACAATTTTTGGGTCGACCCCCATCAATCTTTCAAGATCTTCTTGCAGATCATCATGAGGGATGAGCTCGTACACTATATCGACCTAGGTATATTTTATCAATTAAAGCCTGACCTAAATATCGGAGCCAAGCCGCCAATCAGACCATATGACTAATGATCGAGATCTAGTTGTTTTTCGTCCGCACAATCTTCCCCGCCTTTATCTCATCAGCGTAAGCAGTCAGCCGATCCCGAGACATCAATCCTGCATTCAGCCTTAGCAATTCGCAGTGCTATCGCAACCTGTAGAAGCTTATGAGCCTGAATCGAAACATCCACGGCCAGGCTCTCACTCCCGGCGGCTTCAAGCATCGAGGCCAAATCAAGCAGCTTGCCCACCTCGATCTCAAGGGTGCTAGCGGATTCCGCTATCTGATATTTAAGTGAGTGCGCCATGCCATCAACCCTCGTTCGAGATTGGTTGGGACTCCCGTGTGCCAGATGGCCCGCCGCACCTCTAATGATTCTCCGGAGAACAGTTAGCAGCGGGCACGTATGCGCAGGTCCGTGCTTCATCGCTTAATCAGCCTTGCCCCGTACAATCACACCTCCACGACCTCATCCGCTAGCGCCGCAACCCGATCCGCATGCTCGTAGAGCTTCGCAATCAGCTTCAGTACGGCTATCGGATCGACATCCCGGCAGTCCTTGGTGATGCTGAGTACGTCGTTTGCAGCTTGCTCAAGGCCGAACGCTATCTCCTTCAGTTCGATGCGCAGGTCTTGGTTGGGCTTGGTGAGTGTCATCTTTGCCTCATCCACATTTTGGCCGCTTCAGGCCTTTCAATGAGTCGATGGCGGTCTTCAATGAAGAGTCTTACGACTTTCGCCAATCCTGATTCGGTCCAGCGCCCGGTTTAGAGCATCCAAGGCATCAAGGAGGGCTTTTGCCTCGGTCTCCCGACCATTTCCCCAAAGCCGCTCAGCCATTTTGTTCAAGGCTTGGATGGATCTTTCGATATCCGCAGCGGTTGCTGCCGGCCGCTTCTTCGGCATCGTCAGAACTTCTGCAGTGCCCGTACGACGACGCCCACGATTCGGCGGCGTTCGTCAAACGGTTCAATCGGGTACCCAGGGTTCAGCGGCTTTAAGAACAGCCTTCCACCATCGCTGACGAGCTTCTTGAACGTTGCCTCATTGCTCTCTGGCAGTTTGGCGATCACAAGTTTTCCAGGCGCTGCCTCTGCTTCTGTGTCCACCAGGATCAGCGTGCCTTCGGTGATGCTTTGCCCAGCTGGGGATGTCATCGAGTCGCCTTTGACCTCCAGCCAAAACGCCGCCCCCTTCGAGTCGTACTCGGAAAACTCATAGCGATCCGAGAAACCAGCCGGGTAGGGCTCCACTGCCTCAGCCCATGCGCCGGCAGCTACCCAACTGATCACCGGGTAGCGGTAGGACTCAACAGGCTGTCGAGATTCGCCGACGTTGGATTCTGAAGAGCCAGAAATCCCCTTGATCTCTTTGGCCAGGCGCTCACTGAAATCGGAAACCGGTACTTGGAGGTAGCGAGCGAACACTGCGGCGGCTTCAATATTTAGGGCGTTTCGCCCGGTCAAGTAATGGCTTGCAGCGCTCTGGCTGTTCGCCTTCAAACCCTCGATCGCAATCTTCTCTTGGCTGATCCCAAGAGCCTTCTTTTTTGCCTTGTAAATGGCATTCAGCGCGGAGCACTCAGCCGCCTCTATCTCAGATAGCGGGCGTTTTTTGGCTGGCTTTTTTTCAGGAATTTTCATCGGCCAACTGTATTACTTCGGGTATTAACATTCTAAGACCGCCGATATTGACTTAATAAAGACCGCAAGTAATACTTTGGCAAGCATCGCGCAGGAGAATTCCGTATGCAACGCACACCACTTAAAGAGTTCGTGACAAAGGTCGGACAGATCAAGGCTGCTGCCGCTCTTGGGCTTACCCAAGGCGGAATCAGCAAAGCAATTCGTGCAGATCGGGTCGTCTACGTGATCGAGCTCGAAAACGGATCTTTCAAGGCTGAAGAGATCAAGCCATTTCCCGGGCAAGTCCAGCGCCTTGCGAGCTAACCAACAACTCGCTGCGAGCTGATCGAGGCAGTAGCCCGCTCAAAGCCGCGCAACTCTTCACGGTCAAGCCGCCTTCTAAGAGGGCTGGCAACTCGCTCAAACGCAGGCCAAAGCCTGAGCTGAGAAGACAGGGGGAGGGTGGAAGCAAGGGCGACCACCAAGCAACAAAGGGCGGATATCTCGCCTTGCAATTCTGAATTAGAGGTCATGGATGCGTCCCTGATCAGTTGATGAACAGATCATCGCTTTGTTGGCGTAACGCCACCACGGAAACAGAAACGAGGTTTTACGAATGGAAGATTTCTTGCGGGCCTGCCAGAGCGCTGTTCTGGATAACGAGGCGAAGGCGCTGGCGGCAAAGATGGGTGTCCCGCATGTCGGCCTGCTTCAGCGCGCCAACCCTGATAACGATGCTCACCACCTGACCGTGGAGCATCTGTTCGGGATATTGCTGCACACCGGTGACATGCGCCCGCTGCTGGCCCTGGCCAATGAGTTTGGTTTTGACCTAGTCGCGAAGACCGCGCCCAAGCCTCAGACGCTGACCAAGTCGCTGATCAACGTCGGCAAGGAAGTAGCTGACCTGACCATTGCAGTTCATCAAGCGCTTGATGACGACCACGTCAGCACTTTCGAGAAATCCATGATCCGCCAAGAAATCAACCATGTCCGGCAGAGCCTGGATGTGATGGATGCGTCGGTGAAGGCAGCCTGAAAAAGTTTGTACATGCACAAACTTTTATTTCACGTGTCTCGCGAAAAAACCGAAAAAAAGGCGTGGCCCTCAGGACTATTCAGTAGCTAGACCAAATCCCAGACACAAAAAAGCCGACGGAGAAGGTCGGCTTATTCGCAAAACTAAAGAGGCCCGATTATGCAGAGCCAACCCAATTCAAGCAATACCCCGAATCATGTCGCGACACGTTTTGTTAATTCTGAAAACGTGTCGCGAACCACAATGTCCTCCCGCGATATCGCCAATGTCACTGGAAAGCGCCACGACAATGTGAAGCGCGACATCGTGGCAATGTTCAAAGACCTGAAAGTAGATGTACTCAGTTTTGAGGACATCTATCTGGACGGCCGCAACCGGGAACAGGTGCAGTTCCTGCTCGACCGCGAGCATACCGACTGCCTGCTCACCGGCTACAGCGCACCAATGCGCATGAAGGTGATTCGCCGCTGGCGTGAACTTGAACAGCAGCAGGGCGCCCGAGAGCAGGTCTTGCTCAATGGCACCAAGGTCGTCGGTGAGCTGGCAATCCTTGAGTGCTTTACTCGCCTCCTGAAGCCGGCGCCGTCCAGTCAGATGCTTATGCTGGCCAAGATCGCCGCGAACAACGGCCTCGACGCCAAGTTCCTCCCAGGCTACGCCATCGACGCTGCTCCAGACGCAACTGGCTGTAGTTCAATGCCGACCAAGGCCATCACTGCCCTGATCAAAGATCACGGCATCGCTAGCACGGCCGCCGCCTTCAACCGCGCACTGGCCGCCAAGGGCCTCCTCAAGCAGCTCCAACGCAAAAACTCCAAGCAGGAAATGGTCGACTTCTGGTGCGTGACCGATAAGGGCATGACCTACGGCAAGAATCTCACCAACCCTCAATCACCCCGCGAGACGCAGCCTCACTGGTACGTCGATCGTTTCCTTGAACTGGCCACACTGGTCGGGAAGGCCTGACATGCAATACACCGTCACGATCAACCAGGTGAAGGCGCTTGAGTGGGGGCTGAACTCTCAGCAGGCCCTGCTGTTCGCCTTCGTCTATGAGAGCCCGAGCTGGGCCAATCCAATCAAGACGGACACCGGGATCTACTTCGCGCTGAGCAAGAGCAAAATTGTTGACGAACTGCCGCTGCTCACAGACAAACCGGACACCGCTTACCGACTACTGAAAGCTCTGCGTGATGCCGGTCTGATCGAGCTGTCGAGCACTTCCAGCATCACGCTGATTCGCCTGACTGAGAAGGCCAAAGAGTGGAATCGCAAACTGGATGGGTCGGAAAAATATCCGACCTCTGATGCGCTTGATGGTCGGAAAAAAATCCGATCTACCTCGGATAAATCTCCGAGCAAGGTCGGAAAAAAATCCGATGCAGGGTCGGAAAAATCTCCGACAAATCAGGGTACCAATAATCAGGGTACCAATCAGGTAACCAGTAATCAGGATTTGCAGGACGGCTCGGGCAAGCCGAACCGGTCCGGCGGTCTGGTGCTGGTCGTCGATCGCATCGAGGCGCCACGGGTTGAAATCCCAGCCGACATGCCGGGACCCAAAGACCAGTCCTGCAAAACGTACAAGACCTGGGCGAACTACGCCATGTCCTACCGCAAGCGGTACAAGGCATGGCCGGTCTGGAACGCCAAGGTGGGAGGGCAGGTGGGTTTGTTGATCGGCCGACTCGGTATCGACGTCGCCCACAGTGTCGCCGCGTATTACGTCGGGATCAGCGATGCCCAACTGATCCGCAAGTGCCACAGCGTCAGCGAGCTGCTGGCCAACGCCGAGAGCTACCACACCCAGTGGGTTACCCAGACGCAAATCAACGGCCGCACTGCTCGGCAACTGGAAGACACCCAAGCCAACATCAACGCCGCGCAGGAAGCTGCCCGGAACATCCGTGAGGGAGGGCCGCGCAATGCTTTCCTCTGACGATCGCGCACAACTGGCCGGCGCCATTTGCGCCACCGCCGAAACCCTCGGCCAGACCATCAGCGCCACGGCTGCTGAGTTGATGGCTGAGGACTTGGCCGTGTTCGCTCCGGCCGATATTCGCAAGGCGCTGCAGTCCTGCCGCCGGGAACTGACCGGCAGGTTGACCTTAGCCGCTGTGTTGCAGCGGGTACAGGCAAACGATGGACGTCCCGGTAAGGACGAGGCGTGGTCCATTGCACTGACCGCGGGCGACGAATCTGAAACCGTCGTGATGACCGCCGAGATACGACAGGCGATGGTTGCTGCACAACCGATTTTGAGTCGTCGAGATGTTGTTGGTGCACGGATGGCGTTCAACAGTGCTTATGAACGTCTGGTGTCTGCTGCCAGGGCTGAAGCCAAACCGACCACTTGGAGTGTTTCCCTCGGGCTCGATCCGGCGCGCCGGGTCACAGCGATCGAGTCGGCAGTCCGTATGCAACTGATCACCCTGCAGGCGGGAGCCCAGTACTTGGCGGACTTGCGCATCGCGCCCGTCACCGCCGATGGCCAGGCCATCGCTGGGCTTATTACCGGTTCTGCCGCGGAGCCATCTCCGCATCTGCGCGAGAAACTCGCCGAGGTACGCCAAATCGTCGATGCGGCGAAGGCCCAGCAAAAGAACAAACGACTCAAGAAGGCCCAGGCGGATCGGGTTGACACCTATCTGCGCAAGCGCAAGTTTCGTGTGGCCATCGCAGCAGCGCAACGCAAGGAGGCATCCCGTGGCTGAACTCGCACTTATCCGCACCGCCCAAGGCCTGGTGCCTGCCACCGAAGCCGACCGTGAAACCGTCCAGAAGTGGAAGGCAGGCCAGATCATTCACGGCAAGTTCACCCGCATGCGCAACGGCAAGTTCCACAGCAAGTTCTTCGCGATGCTCGACCTAGCGTGGGAGTACTGGGAGCCGGTCGGCGGCCTAATCCCGCGCCAGGAGATGCGTGGCATTCATGGGCTGGCCAAGTTCTTCGAAGCTCAGAGTGGGAAACCGGGGCAGCTGTCGGACGCCGTCGCGGCATACGTAGCCGGCCTTGAGTCGACTCGCGCTGAACGCTTCCCGGCCGTGGACAAGTCCCGAGAAGCTTTCCGTGAGTGGGTGACGATCGAGGCCGGCCACTTCCACCTGGTGCACACGCCCGAAGGAATCCGAAAAGAGGCCAAGTCGATCAGTTGGGCAAACATGGATGACACTGCTTTCGAGCCGCTTTACCGCGACGTCTTCAACGCCTGCTGGCGGTTGGTGCTGTCCGCACACTTTGAGAATGAGGCTGACGCGCTTTCTGCGGCTGATCAGTTGGGGAGTTACGCATGAAGCGGACAGAATTGAAGCGCGCCACGCCATTGAAGTCTGGAGGCATCCAGGCTCGCGAACGCCGCAAGAAGCGCTGCAAAGTGTGCAAGGCCATGTTCACCCCGGCTCGCGACTTCCAGGCTGTGTGCGGGGAGATCGCTTGTGCCATTGCCCACGCACCGGCGAATCAGGTGCGGGCGCGCAAGGCTCTTGCCGACATCGAGCGCAAAGAGATCAAGGTCCGCAAGGAGAAGCTGAAGAGCCGAGCGGATCATCTGCGTGAAGCCCAGACCGCGGTGAACGAATACGTGCGCATGCGTGACGCTCACCTGCCGTGCATCAGCTGCGACTCGTGCCCGAGTGATCACGACCTGATCACCGGCAGCCGGTGGGACGCAGGGCACTACAGGTCGGTGGGCGCGTGCCCGGAGCTGCGTTTTGAGCCGCTGAACATTCACCGGCAATGCGTGAAGTGCAATCGAAACCTGTCCGGCAATGCCGTGGAGTACCGCATCCGCCTGGTGGTGCGCATTGGCGCCGAAAAGGTTTCGTGGATCGAAGGACCTCATCCGGTCCGCAAATACACAGTCGAAGAGATCAAGGCCATCAAGGCTGAATACCGGGCAAAGGCCAGAGAGCTGAAGGGGAGAGCGGCATGACATATCGCAACGTGGTTTCCGCAGTCGTTCGGGCGCTCGCCGCCGAAACCATCACTTCCGCCGGCGGCTGCGACTTCGAGCCAAAGGTGCAATGCGCAAAGCAGAAGGGGGAGATCGTCGGCAAGGAGGCAGCGTTCCTAACCGACTGCTGGGTGTTTGGCCGATTGCACAAGTCGCTGTCGGCTGCGCACTGGCGGGCACTGGTCGCGAAGTACTCCACTCACGACGAACGTAAACATGGGGCGATCCTTGAGCTGATCAAGACGGCCCAGTCGCCGGCGCCGCAACGCTTCCGTGAGTGCGCAGTACTGACCTGGGCAATCCCACAAGTGGCCGGCACAGAAGGAAAGCGGTCCGCCGCGGTCCTGCCTGCTGCGTGGTACGACATCATCAATTGGGACAACGACGGCAAGCCGGAATCAACCCGGTACCGGTGGCGCTCGAACATTCGCAAGGCACTGGATGACCAGGTGAACGAAGCGCTTTCAGCTGCTCAGGAGCTGCTGGATGCGGAGGGGTTGATAGAAAGTTGTGCGGCATAGCAAAAAGCCATTGCATTGAGTGAGAAAGTGAGAGAGTATTTACCCATCCTGTCGATCTTGCGCGTTAGGGGATCGATGACCGAGCAGTTACATGCGGCTTTGGCGCACAGGGTGGGTTGTTGGCGGTGGTGGGGTTGGCAGCAGTATTCATTATGTGGTTTTTGCAAGCTCTCACTGATTCACCAGTCGCAGCACAACAATTCGGACAAGAAGGGGAAGGACGTATGAAAAAGGTCATCATCAAGGCATCGGCAAGTCTCGCGGCAAATGCATCTACGGCCTACTACGTCAACAACCTGCCTGCCTTTACCATTGAGGCTTTCTGATTAAACTCAGAAGTCGCTTAAGAGCAACAGCGTGCCACTTGTCCGGCACAACCAATTCCAGAAACCCGGCCACCGCGCCGGGTTTTTTATTGTTTGAAAACACCGCATTCAAGCCCGCCCTGTGCTTTCGTGTTAATTTTCGTCTGGAGTACTAAAGCAAAACCACCTTGAAACCCCACCTTGATATTGGACATCTCTATGAGCATCGATTTGCTGGTTCGCGGCATTCAAGAAGAAAATGGCCGGGACCTCGATAAAGAGGTCGTGCGGATTCTCATGAATGAAGAGTACTGGGAGCGTCTCAAAGAGGAGCGCCAGCTCGGCGGCAATGTCCAGGTGGCGGCTATCGGGCCAGATGAGGTGCAATTCTGCTTTTGTGGCATCCCGGTAGAGTTTCGTGAGGGGGTTGAATACTTTTCGCTTGAGACCGCTTCACGCAACACGATTTAGAGTTCAACTGCATTCCGCGCCCGCGTTTGCGGATTTTAGAATTAATGAGCCTCGGCATTTGCCGGGGCTTTTTCGTTTTCGGCTCCACCACACCCATCGCTCTGAGCTGGGAGTGCTGCTGGGGCTGATTCAATTCACGTCATGCCAACGGAGTCGAGCGCATGGAGCTTCTCTACCGCCTGCTCGACAGGTTGGATACATGGTTCACCGCTGGGCTGCTCGGGGCGATCGCTGCGAGTTGGTGGCACCGGGATGACCTGGTAGACCGAAAGGCCTGGGTGATCTTCATTTTCTCCGGTGCGGCCTGCGCTCATTACCTGACAGGCTTGGTCAGCACCTACTTGGGTGTGGTAGAGCCTCGCAGCGTTGCCGGCATTGGTTTCTTGCTCGGCACCTTCGGCGGATCGCTGATCGCGGCAATCACCCGAGCCATCAAAGCCGCTGACCTCTGGGCGTTCATTCGCCAGCGGTTCGGGGGAGGCAATCCACCATGAATTACGAACTGATCAACTCCATCGCGGTAGGTCTGATTTCGCTATGGGCCACCTGGTGCGTACTGAGCGGGAAGGTGAGGGACGGCATCTTTGGGAAGCTGATCTATTCGACGATTGCCATCAGCGGTTTTGTGGTGATGGTTCGGAGTCAGAACATCTTCTTCGGCCCGACCACCGCAGGACTGACGCTGCATGTGTCTCTGGCCTTGGCCGGCGTCCGCCATATCTTCATGGTCACGTACTGGCAGCCGGTGAAAGCCTGGCTCTGCCGAACGCTCAACTGTGAGCACTGCATGACCTGCGACAAGGTCGGCAAGGCATCAGAGAGAAAGACCCCGTGACTCTTCTTCGGATGGTCCCGATGTGGGTGTGGATTGTCCTGGCTGCGCTTGCATCGATCAGCTACCTCTCGTGGCGGCTGGATAGCGTGAAGGCTGACCGCGCACTCGTAGCGGCCGAGCGCGATACGGCCAATGCTCGGGTGACTTCCCTCGGCAACACGCTGCGCCTGCAACGCCAAATCACTGATGACATCAATCGAGTCTCCGACGATGCGAAAGCCAAGACTGAACACGTTACGGCTGCCGTTGCTATTGCTGATGGCAGGGCTCGCAGCTTGCAGCAGCAAATCACCGACCTCGTTGCCAGCCGAAAGTCCTGTACTGCCGAGGTTGCCAGCGGAAGCAAGGCAAGAGCCGACCTTACCGTTCTGCTCGCCGACCTGCGTAGAAGCGCTGACGAAACAGCGGGAAGCCTGGCAGCAGCGCTTGACCGAAGCCGAATAGCTGGCATTGCTTGTGAGGCGGCATATACGGCCGCCCAGAACATCAAATAGTCCGCGACACGTTTCGCGAATCAGCAAATTGTGTCGCGACATTGGAGTGAGCATGACCAACATCGCCCGCCTGCATCACGCATTACCACTGAGTCCCGCGATCATGAAAGCGATCAACGATATGGACGAGAGTCTGCGCAAGGCGATCGATGACGCCAAGGCTGCCGGAATGCCACAGGGCCTGGTCGTCGCGCTGCTACACGGCCAGGCTCATTCACAAACAGCGATCATGGTGAGCTGAATGACCATCAAGGTTTTGGAGTTTAAGCGAGAAGGCTGGCTGGACGCTGTCCGCTCACCGCGCAAGATCGCCGATGACATTGAGCCGGGTGAGCGTGAAGCCTGCTCGGTCGGTGTGATCGGCATGCGTACAGAGATCGGTCGCATCGATGTATTCGGATTTGGCCCAATGGCCGACGACATGCAGTTGCTTGCACTGTTCCGCCTGGGTGAGCAGAAGCTGATTGGTGTGCTGCTCGACAGCTCAGACGGGTAAAAAACTGATCGGATACTTCGAGCGCGTCAGGCTCGCACTCTTTTCAATGTGATTGCGAGCATGACTGTCGAGGTGATCCCAGGCATCAGAAATATGCATGTAACTTCGGAAATCTCGCGTGTGAAGTAAGCAAGGACCAATCCCCAAATCATGGCACTCACAGCTCCGGATGCAAGTAGACGAGCGTTGCGAACATCAGGCGAAGCTGCCATTGCAAGCGCATAGATTTTCCATATTGACCATATCCCGAAAGTCGAGATGATGCAGGCGCCTATAAGCACGAGCACTACGAACGGTGTATTTGGCGCGACAAATATGAGGGGGATAAAGAAACCAACGATGCCGCCTGCGAAGAGGAGGGTAATTGGTAAAAATCCGACAATTGCTCCGATTGTCAGTCCCATGCGCAGCTTTGTAAGGTTATCCATTTCCTACACCTTGAATTCGATGGCGCCATTCGCGCGGACTTATTACCGGCAATGCGCCACTATTTCAAGCCCAAGGTGATCTATGGATAGGCCAGTGCCACCGGTGTCACTTCTTGAGCTGTCAGAGCTATCCGACTTCGGCATCCGCCTGACACCAGCACCTGAGGTATGGGACTGGCTCCAATCCGAGATCCTAGCCGACACAGGCAGCATTCATAACGAAGACCATGCCCATCTACTGGATGCTGACATCCGGGTCATGTGGGCATCGTCGAGCTTCGAGAAGCAAGGCCGCACCGTCCTCGGCCAAGCCGAGCAGGTGGCGTTCCGCGCAGGTGGTTGGCACAAGGCCCGGATGGCACAACAGATGAGTGATTGGTTCGGCGATGTGCCGGCTTTCATCATTACCTTGGCTGCCGACTACTGCTCTCAGTGCAGCGACACCGGCTTCTGTGCCTTGGTTGAGCATGAGCTGTATCACCTGGCTCACGCCAAAGACAAATTCGGCCAGCCGGCCTTCACCAAGGAAGGCGCACCCAAGATAGAGATTCGCGGTCACGACGTTGAAGAGTTCGTCGGCGTGGTCCGCCGCTATGGTGCGAGCCCTGATGTGCAAGAGCTGGTGGACGCTGCAAACAAACCTGCTGAGGTGGGGAAATTGAACATATCGAGGGCCTGCGGAACCTGTCTGCTTAAGTCGGCCTGATTCTTGACAGGCTCTGGACG